TGATAATCCTTCTAGTTCTCCTACATATTCATCATTTAATGATTTTGCTAATGGAACATTTAAAGGTAGAGGGTTTCAATTTAGAATTACTATAAATACAGCAGATACAGCACAAAATATGAATTTACAACAAGCAGGGTACACAGCAACTATGCCTTCAAGAACTGAGCAATCATCTGTTATAGCTTCTGGAGCAGGAGCAAAAGCAGTTACATTTACAGCACCATTTTTTGTTGGAACGTCTGGGCTAGGTAACTTAAATAGTTTCTTACCTTCTGTTAATATTTCTCCACAAAATATGGCAACAGGTGATTATTTTGAACTTAGCAGTATATCTGGAACTGGCTTTACAGTTCACTTTAAAAACTCAAGTAATGCTAGTATTGATAGGAACTTTACCTACAGTGCTGTTGGTTTTGGCAAAGGAGGTTAACATGGAGAAAAATAGTATTTAACTGTGGCTGACGTAACAAACTACACTATTGAAAATGCTTCTGGAGCCAATGTAAGAACTGATCTTAATAATGTTTTTGCTGCAATCCAATCAAGTAATTCAAAATCTACTGATTTAGCTACAAGTCAATGCGTAGCTGGTATGCCTTTTCTTAATACCACTACAAATATTTTAAAAATAAGAAACTCAAGCAATGGTGCTTTTACTGAAATAGGAAATATAGATCAAGCTAATTTAGGCTTGTTATCAAAAGCTGGCGGTACTATGACAGGTCCGTTGTTGATAGATGATTCTAGTAGTGCATCGACTCCTGCTTTATCTTTTGATACAGATACAGATTTAGGATTATTTAGAAAATCTGCAAATGTAATGGGATTTTCTTCTAGTGGAACTGAACGTATGATATTTGACGCTAATGGATTAACGCTCCAAGCTCAGAATGATTTACGTTTTGCCGATGCTGATAGTAGTCATTATGTGGGATTTCAAGCACCAGCTACAGTTTCTTCTAGTCTTACTTGGACATTACCTTCTGCTGATGCTGCTGTCTCTGGGTATGCTCTTGTATCTGACGCATCTGGCACGTTAAGTTGGGCTGCTGCTGGTGCTGGTGCTCAAGGTGCTGGAAGTGACAATATCTTTTGGGAAAACGACCAAACAGTAACTCAGAGTTATACTATTACTAATGGACAAAACGCTGGCAGCTTTGGTCCAATTACTATACAATCAGGGGTAACAGTTACAGTTGGTGCTGGTGAAACCTGGACAGTCGTTTAAATTATGAGCACATTAAAAGTCAACAGCATAATACCAGTTGCAGGTGTACCGACAGGCGGTGGTGGGGGAATAATTCAAGTCGTTTCAGCACAGAAAACAGATACAGCATCTTATAGTGGAACAAGTCAATTTCATACAGTTGACGGCCTTACCCTAAATATAACTCCAACCTCTACTTCGAGTAAAATCTTTGTTTGTTTTAATATGAATATTGGTTGTAATTCAACTGGTTCTGGTATGGGTGGAAAAATATTTAGAAGTAGTGATAATCAAAATATTTTAAGAGCACCAGCAGATGGAAATAGAACTAGATCATATCTCGCACAGTTTACTGCTCACTCAAATACAACTAATACTTGTAGATTTGTTAGTCCAAGTTTTTTAGATAGCCCTGCTACAACAAGCCAAGTATCTTATGTTTTTCAAGTATATGTAAGTACTCAAACAGTATTTATAAATAGATCAGCAGAGGATTTAGATTCAGCGAACAATGCCAGAGGTTGTTGTTTCGCTTATGCAATGGAGGTGTCAGCATGATTACTTCCATGTATAATTTAATTAAAAACTGATTATGAGTTTAGATCACGAAGCCATACGAAAAGCCTATCCAAATGCTGTAACGATTGATGACAGCACAGGAGCTTTTGATGCAAGCGGTAACGCAATAACGCTTGATAGCAGTCTCGTTACGGCAGCAAGAACTACTTTGGACAATGAAGCTGCTCAAACTCTTTATCAACGTCAAAGAACAGGCGAAGCTGGCACAACAGATACTATCTATCCATCAATAGGAGATCAATTAGACAATCTTTATAAAGATATACTTGCTGGAACTGTAACCTCAAGTGGTAGTTTTGCAAAAGCAATCGAAGCAGTTAAAGCTAAATATCCCAAACCATGAGTACATTAAAAGCAAACGCATTACTTGATACATCTGGGAATGTCCTATCAAGGGTGCTTCAAGTTAAATACACACACACAACTGCGGTAGGAAGTTTTGATAGTGATGACATAATTACTCAACTAAATACAAACATCACACCATCTGCTACAAGTAGTAGTATTTTAGTAATGGTTTCTCTAGGTTTTATAAGTACAAATAACTGTGCTGATGTAGGTCTTATAATACAAAGAGATTCAACAGCATTACAAGTGGGTTCTGGAGCAGATACGCATGATCTAACTTTTGGAGGTTTTATGAATATGGGTTCTGCTGATGCTATTCCTGTAAGTTGCACTATGATAGATGACGATATAAGCACCACTTCTCAAGTTACATATAAAGTTGCAGTAAAAACTAATAGTAGTAGACAATTAGTTTTAAATAAAAGAAATGCTGATAATTTTATGCGAACACAAAGTAGAATGATTTTAATGGAGTTACCAGCAGTTAACTAATGGCTTACGATTACGATGCAATTTTCTTAGCATACAACAAAGACCCTAATAGGGTCACTATGATTGATGATGATAAAGGTTGCTTTGACCCACAAGGTAATTTAGTTGAGATAGATCAAACTCTGGTTGATGCTGCTAGAGTTGAATTAGATAAAGTAAAATATAAAAATCAACGTAAATTTGGAGATACATATTACGCAGATTGGAGAGAACAGTTAGCAATGTTGTATGACGATATGCTTGCTGGTAAATTAGATTCAACAGGCACATTTTTTGCCCATAACAAAGCGGTAAAAGACGCTAATCCCAAGCCTAGTTAATTATGAGCCAACTTAAAGTCAATTCAATCGTTCCTGTCGGTGGTTTACCAAGTGGTGCTAATGGTGGAATAATTCAAGTTGTTCAACAGACACAAACTTCTAAAGTTACTACTACTGGAACATCGTATGTAGATACAGGATTATCTGCTTCAATTACACCTAGTTCTAATAGCAGTAAAATTTTAGTGATAGTTACGCAAAGATTTTTTATTGAAAGATCAACAGACCAAGCTAGAGGCGGTTTTAGATTATTAAGAGGCAGTACAGCTATATTACAAGGACCAAGTAATGCAAGTGGTTCTGAACCAAGTGGCGAGGGTTTTTCATCAGGGAATGGACCGCAAGCTATACAAGTAGCTGGTGCTTATAGTTGTTCGTTTTTAGATTCACCTTCTACAACAAGTGCTACAACTTATAAAACTCAATTTGCAAATCATCAATCAAGTGCAAGTCCTACTATTTATGTTAATGGTACGAATGTCACAACTGGAGATGATGGAGTTAGCACTATGACTCTTTTTGAAGTAACAGCATAATGGCAATAATTCCAGGGAAAAAGAACTTTACTGTTGATAGGAGAGCAGACTTTCCTATTAAATTGACATTTAAAGATTCAACTGGATCGGCAATAAATTTAACTGGATATACTGTAGCTGCACAAGTTTATGATGAATCTCGTTCCACAAAATATGCAGATTGGGCTATAACTTATACAGATAGAGCTAATGGAATTATTGACATGAATTTGGCTGATACTGACACTGCGAACTTTACTCCAGAAATTTTATTTTATGACGTATTGTTAACAGAACCAGGAGGTAGCAAAAACTATTATTTAGAGGGTAAACTATTTATAAGTGAGGGTTACACAGCATGAGCAGTCCTAATTCGATAACTGTTAGTCAGGTTTCTGATGTAACTACAGTTGAAATTACAACGCAAGGCCCACAAGGTCCTGCTGCTTCTGGTTTTGAATTTAATGGCGATAACAAAGTCAATGGTTCAATCCCTGTTTTCAATAGCTCAAACAATAGGTTTGAAGCAACTGCAACTCACACTGTTCTCACACTCGTAGATGGAGGTAACTTCTAGTGGCAAACACAATTAGAATTA